CCTTTTTGTGTGATAATGTAAGCTGAACCTTGTTGACCATTGACATTGGCAGTGATAGCAACCACTGGAAAAGCAGTACTGGCCACAGTTTGACCGCCAATGGCGTTGGCGCCACCAACTACACCCAAAAATTCACTGCTGGTCATGCCCACAGGAATCACTTGAGTTTTAGGATCAAGATTGGCAAATTGATTAAAACCTTTATCAATTGCAACACCTACACCATTGCGTGAAGTATCACCAGAACCATTGGAATACGATTGTATTTTAAGAGGACGACCCATTTGTTTTCTCCTTAAAGAAGTCCGATGCGGGTTCTAGCCGCTACGCTGTTGGGTTGCCCTTTCAGCATAAAACGCACAATTACGTTGACTAGTATTTATGGTGATGTAAATATTTTCATGGCCAGCTATAAAATTAAATATAATATGGAAACAGAACTCTTAATAGCTCACGGTAATCAATGCCGCGAAGACAACAACCCCGAGCAGGCCTTGGCCTACTATGCACAAGCATTTGCACAAGATCGACGTTCAGCCAGTGCATTTAACAATTATGGTAATGTGTTACGAGAATGCGGAGATCCAGCTGGAGCCATACCATTTTTGCAACGTGCTATTCAATTAGACCCTAACAATGTCACTGCAAAATTTAATCTGTCGGTGGCATATTTACTAATGGGCGATTACGAAAAAGGGTGGCCTGCGTATGAAGTAAGGTGGCAATATGAACATTTGAATGGATTACTTCCTAATTTTCCACAACCACGATGGACTGGTCAAGATCTTAAAGATAAAACTATTTTAATCATGGCCGAGCAAGGACACGGTGATAATATTCAGTTCATAAGATTTGTCGGAGATGTTTATAATCGCGGTGCACGAATTATCATGCAGTGCAATGGCAGTTTGATCCCGTTATTTCAAGGCGGCAATGCAGTTTCACAATTTATTCTTCCCACAGACGAGCCCATTGAATTTGATTATTGGACTCCAATCATGAGTATTCCCGGAGTAATTGGCAATAAATTAGAAAACTTAGGTCACGTTCAATTTTATCTAACACCTGATGCTAATCTTTCTCAACAGTGGTTAAAAATTCTAGGACTTAAAAATCGTTTACGAGTAGGATTCTGTTGGTCAGGTCGTAGAGACACCTGGATTAATCGTCATAAAGGCATGCCGTTTGAAGTCATGGTTGATTTGATAAAACGTAATCCTGATTATGAATGGGTCAACCTACAGTGTGACTGTACCCAAGAAGAAGAAAAAATCTTAATTGATCTTGATGTACGAGCCTATCCAGGATCAATTCGCAATTTTGCAGATTCGGCTGCGCTGATACACAATCTTGATGTTGTGCTGAGTGTGGATACCGCGGTAGCACATCTAGCAGGTGCACTAGGAAGACCGGTCTGGGTCATGCTAAACTGGTTTGGTACAGACTGGCGCTGGTTACTGAATCGTGACTCAAGTCCATGGTATTCAACAGCAAGATTGTTCCGTCAACCTGCTATGGGCGACTGGAACTCAGTTACAGACAAAGTACACAAATTCTTAAGCTGGTTTAAAATCTAAGTTGTTTTAAAAGAATATTTTGAAATTCTTTACTGTGAAAATATTGTTTATTTTTTATTACTCTTGTATGAAAACTTTGGTATGTCAATAAAATATTTTGTAATGCATTATCATTATGCAACAGATCTTCTAAAAAATTTACAATTTTTTGTATTTTAATTTTGTGGTTTGATTCACTATCCCAGCTTTTCCAAAGCACATAGTCACCAAACATATCTAATCCAATATCTTCAAGAAATTGATTAGCACCCATTGGACCAATTAATATAGGAATCTGGTAAGCCATAAAACACTTGGATATTTTTTCAGTCAATAGTATTCCTTCTGTTAGACTGGTTTCTGTTACTAGATTAATAGCACATTGGTTGTATATTTCACTGTCTATACTAAACCCGTCACACCATGTTCTGCTGACTATATCTGGATTGATCTTTTCTTGTTCAATCTGAATTGGAAATAAATGTAAGTGTGTTTTGATAATATTATAATCTTCTGGTGTTAAAAAATTTTTTATAGAACCAGACTTTTCAAATTGCTCACTGGGTTTCTTTAAAAAACTATAATCAATTTTTTTAAACCAAGTTTTTTCTACTATCAATGAAAATAAGTACATCCTATGCCAAGTTAAATTGTTATTCAAACACATAATTGCATGATTTTTTTTAATATCAGCATCGTATACTGTAGTTGTGTAACCAAAATATTCATCTATACTTTTGGTACTTGTTAGCCATAAAAATACTGGAAAAAATATGATGTTGGGTTGTGGTTTATAATAATAAGAAAAATCGCCAGTCAAAATGTATACATTAGCTATGCTAGATAATTTATCTAGCAGTTCTAACGAGTTTGGAAGATAGTAAGATGAGTTTAAAATTTTAGGATTTAAAGAATCATTGATTACTATTGTTTGAATATTATTGTTGTCAACAGTTTGTTTAATTTGATGTAATTTATCAGGTAAATTATCATAAGTTATCTTACTTGTATCAATTTCATCAAGTAACAAAACATTATCAGAAAAAAATTGCTCCAGATACGCCATTGCACTTAAAGTCTGCAAGGAGTCTTTCCATCCAGGAGGATACCACGAAGGTAATATTCTATTAGATAAAATGAATATCATAGTAATCTTTGCTGATTAATTAAAGTATGATATAAATCAAATAATGTTTGCATGTACACTGAATTAAAATCTATCAAATTTAATTTTTTGTATAAATTTTCTATCTGAGCTAAAAATAATTGTTTGTTAAAAAAACTATTTACATCAAATTTTAATAATCTGTCTGTGGTATATTGTGTAGGAATGAGCGAAGTGTTATCAAATAATTCAGGAGGCAATTTTTTACTCAGTTGAATTTTACGATGTTGAATCCATTCCAAAGAATTATGTAGTTGTATTATTTTAGAATTAGGAAAAATTTTTAATAACACAGGCAATTGAATTGGCTCATGTGCCACAATAAAAAAATAATTATTACCATTTGTAAGTGCCGGTAATGTTGAACTGGTTTCTAATATTCTTTGTATTTCTAGTGTATCTGGTATATTATAGTTAGGACCTTTTGATAAATCTAATAAACGATTACATCCTAATCCAAAATCAGGTTTGGACTTTGATCCGTCGGCTGGAAGTATACGATCGCAAAAAAATTCAAATTTATCCAAAGTTGATTCAAAACATCCAAGTAACTCTTTATGTTGAAACTCTACTTGTGAACTTATTGCTAAACAACCGTGTAAAAATTTACCACTGGCACCTACTGCATAATACAACAACACAAGTTTATCAGTGTTCCAATTTATTTCCATGAAATATTTATTCAACAAAAAAGGGCCTTGCAGCCCTTTTTTGTCTTCCCATCCCTGGGTAATTCTCTGATTAGGAGAATGAAAGATTTTGTACAGCAATTTCGCCGACATAGTCAGCTGCATTACCAAACGAACTTGCAGTATTGGTCAACTCAACAAAACCATAACGTGTCATGAATGAAACGACTGGTTCAAATGTTGATGGATCCAATACAACGCCTGAGCTCATCAATGGAATGTATGGGCAATAGAACGCTGCGGCATCAGCCTCAGAAGTACCTTTGTAACCAACCAACACACTTTGTGTATCTTGTGCATAGCTGTTTACAAACACACGCATAGCACCATTCAATGTACCAACAAACTTGGTGTTTGTGGGTGCTTCAAATGTGCCTTCTGTGGTACGAGCAAATGCTGAAGTTGTTGCTGATTGCAACACTGTCAAACTTGCTGGAGACACAACACACCAGTTACCAGCACCACGACGTGTACGCTGAGCAATCAAGTTAGCAACACGATTGATCAAAACTGCCAATGCGGCATGCTCGTCACCAACGAATGTTGCAGTACCAGAAACGGTAGCTTGGTTGTATGTGTACTCTGTAGCTGCAAGAGTTTGCAAGCTCAAGAGAATCTCTTGGTCAATTTCAGCAGTGATCTCTTGTGCAAGAGCTGCCATGATTTCTGCTTCAACGTCAATACCATGCATGGCTTGTGCATCTTGTGCAGATTCAAATGTCCAACGTGCTTGCAACTTACGTGTTTTGGCTTCCACGGCTTGTTTCAAGATTTGAACAGAAATTTGCTTACCGCCTGTACCTTCCATAGTAGCTGTATTGTTACCAGTGTAACCAGTAGCAGTAGTAGTTGCCTGAGGAACTGTAGAGTATGCAGTAGCAATTGTGAATGGGCTCAACGCCTCTTGGCCAGCTGACACGCTGGTAGCAGCCAATGAATTGTCAGTCAAAGACTGAGCGTAACGCACACGCAATGTGTGAATTTGACCCACTGGACCTGTCATGGGCTGAACACCAACCAACTCGTTAGCAATAACAGTTGGCATAACACGTCGAATCACTGGCAGAATCACACGGTTTAATGTAGCGATGTTACCAGATGCAGTAGAACCAGATGTTGCGTTCTCACGCAAGTATTTTTTTGTATTTTCGAGGATAACGCTCATCGAAGTACGCTTTGAACCTTGCAGGCCTTCTAGCAATGCTTCTTTGGTCTCGTTCCAACGACCTTCAATTAATTCCTGTGACATTTAAGTCTCCTTTTTTTCTTTTTTACAGCCCGGCCAAGCGTTTAAGATCGATTACATTGCTTTCGGCAATTTGGTCTTCTTCTTGAACACGGACGGATTTATCGCCAGTTTCTGTGGAATATGATTCTGTAATCACTTTGGGGGCTCTTACAGAACGATCTTCCAACACAGCTGGTAGATACTTCTCGAATGCATTTTTCAAACGGGATGTTTGAACGCTTTCTAGCAAATTACGCATAACTGCTTGCTTTTCTTTGTTCAAAGGAGCAAGCAAGAGTTCCATAGTGCTTTCGCGCTCGTTGGACTCTCGAATCATACGTATTTCACGTTCTTTGCTCTCCACAAGAACTTTTGCTCTTTGTGTGAGTTTAATGGCTTCGCTCAGTTTATTATCTTTTTCAGAGATAATGTCATGCAACTTGCGGACTTCGGCTTTCTCATTTAAATGAGTAGCACCAAATTCTGCGGCATATGCTTCAAAGATTCTACGTCCAAAATTGTTCTCACGAGCAACTTGGATGTCTTCTCTCAACTGACCTAGTTCAGCTCTAAGATGTTGACTAACAGCACCGGACATTTTCTTAGCTGATTCTGTTACGAATTTGGCTTTGAGGCTTTCCAATGTACGACGAGCTTCACGCACTAGACGAACCTTAGTCTCTACGACATCACGTTTGTCTCTTGCAAATTCTTGAATCTCGCCTGCAAGTGCATGTACCACAAAGTTTTCTAATTTAGATAAACTTTCTGTGTGCATCTTGCGATCTTTACGCAGTTCACCAATTTCTTCCGCCAATTTGGTCACCATAAAGTCGTTGAACTTTGTAGATGATTCTTTCATTTTAGCTTGGAACTTGACACGATCTTCAGCCAGTGATTGCTTTTCAGCTTGCACTTGTTGAAGTTCTACTGCAAGACCTTCTGTTACCATACGATCTAGGGCTTCCACCATCACTGTCTTGTCATGCTCATAGCGTTGTGCAAACTCTTCGCGTAGTTCTGCACGTACCTGTTCACGAGCTTCAGTCATCTTGGCTTCCCAAGCTTCTGTGATCTCGCTACGAGTTTCCTCGTTGATCAGGTCGCTATCTAATAATGGTTTTATAATGTCTAACATTATGTTTTCCTTAGATTTTGAGTTCTTTGATCAGCTTCATTACTTCGCCTTTCAAATACCTCTGTACCTTGTTGTCCGCGCTGGCTTCTTTGGCCATCCCCAGTATTTTATGTCCGTGCTTCATGTTAAGAAGACCTTCATAAATTGCTGTAGGATATGCATGAGGAGCACTGGGTTGGGCAACTACATCCACAGTGACAATTTCAAAGTCACTGACATGTCCGTTTGAGTCGTTGACATTTCCGGATCCACGACTTGAAACACCTAATTTCACACCTGAATCCAACATGGTTTTGACCAGTTGTCCCATGGGTGTGGGTAATATTTTTAATTTTCCGTAGCCACATGGGCCATCCATCCACATGCCTTCAATCATGTGACTCACACGATCTAGGTTGATTTTTAAATCATCTGGATGGTCAACTTCGCCTAGCACACTGTGACCAGTTTTGATTTGTTCATTAATAGTGTCAACTGCTTTGGCAATTTCGTGCACAGGATATACACGCTCGTTGGCATTTTTCACGCCGCCTTCAATGCAAATACCCTTCATATACAAGGTTTTGCCAGAGCCATCGGCAGCTTCCTCAGTCAGGAGTTCAACCCTGGCTTGAGTGAAGCTTAGATGTTCTTTTAGATAAGTGTTGC